GCAAGAGCTATGAGTCCTTCTCAAAGGAGAGCTGCGGTATCAAGAAAAAAGAAAGCTGAAAGAAAGTCAAGAAAAGGTAAGAAACCTAACTATGCCAAAACCTAAGAAAAATACTTGGGTTAAATCAAAACAAATAATTGTTGATGTAGGAATTTGTCGTTACTGTAAAAAGGACATGACGAACTTAGATAGCTTTGTTTCTTTTTATGGCGGTGGTCATGCTCATTGGCAGTGCATGAAGGAGGACTCCGATAAACCTAAGTCTAACTTTGATTGGTAATTAACTTTCGTAAAATTTTATTGCATCTTGCAGATAATTTTCATCTAAATCGTTTCGCCAAAAATAATGATCGAACTGAGGTTGGATATAGTTTTTAATTACTTTTGCATCATTACTCAACTGCATTAAGTTTTGTCTAATCTTACATCGTTGAATAATCTTTGGTATTCTCTTTTCTATGTTCTCAGGTTTTAGTTCTTCACAATTACCTTCATGAAATACTTTAAAACTTTCTTCATTGATATAACAAAGATATACTGGCACTTTGAATACTGACCAATAGAAATCTACTTGCAAAAGATTATAAGGTTCAGGTTTGTCTTCAGGTAACTTTGAGGTAAACCAAGACCTAGTGCCATCTTTTTTAATCTTACCCTTTCTAGGAAACTTGCATTTATCCTCAATAATTACCTTATCTCCTTTTAAATCTATATATCCATGAACAGGAATATTAACACCATCGAACCATCTAAATGCTTCTATCTCTGGTTTACAGTTTTCATAACCTGGTATTGTTTGATGAGCTGCATGACCATTAGCAATCATTTTAGGTATGATTGTTTTGTAATGCTCAAACTCATCATACTCATCGGTTGTTGGATTTATTTTTTTAAGTTTTTCTGATATAGGAACAAACATTATTTCTGCAATCTTTCATATTCTTTTTGAAATGCAGTATTAAATTGTTCAGCAATAATATTTGTTTCTTGCCAATCATCTAAAAAATAACTTAATGGTTTTTTTAAAAACTTACTTATCTTAATTAGATTGACTATAGGTATTCGGTTTTCACCTTTCTCATATTTACCTATTTGTTGAAATGTAGTTTTAAGTGCGGTTGCGACTTTAGTTTGGCTTATAAAACTTTCTTTGCCAGTAAACTCATTTATCTTAGTTCGTCTTGCAAGTCTTAGTTTCTTTCCAAGATCAATATAGAATTGATTGTCTTCTTCTAGGTTCTTCTTTGCTTTGGGTGATAGTTTCATGTTTTTCCTTCCTTTAATTTAGAGTATAGAATCCCTTAAGTATAAATGCAACTTTTTATATATACTTAATTAAGTATATAAAAATCTAGCATCTTTGTTCTCAGCTTCGACAATTCTTCGGTACAACTGATTGTACTCTTTGAATGCCTTTAGAGTATTTACACACTGTCTTCCCTTATCTTTAGCACCAAAAATCTTTTTGTGTGCCTTATCTAGCTTAGTGTATAAACGAACATTGCTATTTCTTAAGCTCATCATTCTCCTCACCGATTAGTTTAATGTGTGCCTTAACAAGTCTGGTATCGGTGATATTTACTTTTGCAGACTCACTAGGCATTTTTTGATTATGTGCTTTTTCTGTAGCTTCTTGCACAGTTGCACCATCAAAAATTTCTTCGAAATTAGCAGCTAACTCAAGATCAGATGTTTTAATTACTTTAACCATTTATTTCAATATTCCGACTATAACCTGCATAATCTCTTTTTATTTCATCTCTTTCTTCTAATTTTTTTAATAAAGAAGAAACAGAATTTTTACTTTTATAACCCAACTCTATTGCCATTTCTGAAAAAGTTGGACTATACTTGTTCTTTTTAGTGTAATTCTTAATAAATTGCAATAGCTTGAACATCTTTGGTGTCATCGGTCTTTTACCCCTTTTTTTGCTCATTTATTACTAGCCTCCTCAATAGTTCTGTATATCCATTTATGTCATCAAAGTTATCTTTTTTGTATTCTTTGGATTGCATGACTCTCCAACATTTTAAAAAAATCATAAATAAACCAAATACTTTTAAAGGTACTTTGACCTCAACATTATTATAAACTGATAAATATTTTTCTAATATACCAACCATTACATAAGAGGTATGGTCAAAATCGCCATAGTCATTTTGTTTTTGGTTTAGCAATCTTTCTAATTCGTTAATAAATTTTACGTTGTCATTCATATTCTGCACCTAAATAATAATTTCCTTGTTCGTCTAAACACCAATGTGCAAAAGCAACTTTGTTTTTGTATATTGGGTATGTCCTATCTTTAATTTGTTTAAATTCAATTACTGCCTCATGTATTTCATCACAAGTGAGAGTAGTTTCAAACTTAACCTTGTGTAAAACATAACTCTCACCTGTCAATAAAGCTAAAACTAAGTAAACAACTTTCACTTAGAAAGGTATTTGTTTACTCTGCGGTTTTGGTTGTTTTGGTTTAGGATCGTTTTTATAACCAGATAAAATATTACCAGATTCATTTAACCATCCGATTAAACCTTTGTGTCCACCAGCTTCGGCATAGTTCATTTCGCCAGTAAATTTATCATCACCTTTGAATAAAACTCCTACCTGAGCATAGACTTTAAGGAACTTAGTATTACCATCTTTTGATTGTCCTTTGACACCTAAGATAGTTCCTTTATTACCATTGTCTAAAGTAACATTACCTGAGAAATCAATTTTGATGGCTTTTTCATTGTTGGCATCATAAGGAAACAACACCCAATCCTTCTGCTTACCACTACCATTGTTTGACATTTTGTCCTCCATTTTTTTTTATGTTTGTTTGTTGTGATTCAAAAGATTTTTCTATTGAATCATTCTCTTTTTTCCAATTAGAATATAAAGCAGTTAGTTTAGTTTCTGTTGTCTGCTTTTTTATTTCATCCTTAATTGAAACTGATTTAGTTGTACCTTGATTATTCAAAGCATTTACTAATTCTTCCGCACTAGCATATTCTGAACCTGATAGACCAAATGCTGCTATACATCTTCCAAGTGCCGAACTACTACAGTTCTCCAATGCACTTGTTTTGTTAATAAAGTTTGCGTTTCTATGTTCCTCTGCATGACCTACTGCATAAATAGTTTCACCAATATGTAATTCAGTTTTGACAACTACTCTTTCATTATCATGGAAAAGTATTTCTTCATTAAATCTAGCTTCAGGAAAGTATTGCAAAAGATGTCTATGTCTTTCGTTTACAGTAGAATATTTCTTTCCTTTAATATCTACTGTCGGAATATCTTTAGATTTCATAAGACATTCTTTGCGTCTTTCCTTAAATCCGCCTTTACTTTTTTCTTCTGTTTGTGGTTTTAGTTTCATTATCCTTCCTTTGTTGTAGTTTTTGATTTTGTTTTACTTGGTCAATATCTTTTTGTGCTTTAGCCTCTAAATAGCTTTGGTTCTTTGCAACCATCTTTTCACCAAGTTGGTAATCATCTATTTGTTTTTTAAGTTTTGTAATTTCTTCATCTCTTGCAAGTAACATCTGAGAATATCTTTTTAGTTCTTGCTTTTGATTTCTGTTTTCAGTTTGTAATTGTGCAAACTTACTTAATATTTCTTGACTCATTTTTTCCCCTTTAAAATAAAACAGGCAATATGTCTTCCAGTACCTTTGCCTTCTGATTTATCTTCTGTTGCTAACCATTTAACATCACCAAGATTTCTTATTTCAGCACCTGCTTTAACCATCATTAAAATCCATTTATCTATAGGAAATACAAAAACTATATTTTTCCCTTTTTCTTGTTCAGCTATTGCTTTTCTTACCCATGCAGTTGCACCTTTTTTCTTTCCTTGATGAATTATAGAACCAAATGGAGGATTTACATAATTAGATTTACCCCATTCACAAGTTAAACCATCAAAATTTTCTGGTTTTGGATATGGGCAAGGATCAAAGTCAAATTTAAATTCTTCATTTAATTTTTTCATTAAATAATCAGGTGTTAGCCAATAATGTTTACCATCAACACTATTACCTTTATGAAATTTATTTTCATTTGGTTTTAAATTTTTCATTTCTTTCCTTTCATTACTTCTTCAATCGTTAATTTTTCAGTAATCAAGTCTTGTAGTGCTTGACCTACTAACCCACCGAAGATCATTTTTAAGTTTGCAGGGAGCTTTTTTCGTTCAGCAGCAGTTAAAACATTAT